AGTCCGTGGTCCACGCCGGCCTGAATATTACACGGTGGCAACGCCGGTGTTTGGTTTTAACAACGAGGCCACTGCCGGCAAAGCTACTACGGGCCGACAGGAACGCGCAGATCGGCTCCGGTGTGATGATTCATCCGTCGCGTGTAATAGAGTTTGCCGGCAACGAATTGCCAGACTGGCGATTGATCCCGATGGGCGGCGGCTGGGGCGACAGCGTACTACAGACTGTTGACGAGACGTTGAAGGACATTGGTTTGATTATTGGTGGCATGGCCAACATGGTCAATGATGCCAAGATGGACGTCATCAAGATCCCCAATTTCTCGCAGAACATCGCCACGACCGAATATGCCAATCGCCTACTCGCGCGCTTCGCTTATATGAACCAGGCCAAGTCGACGGTTAACAGTGTGCTGTTGGACAAGGAAGAAGAGTGGGATCGTGTAGAGACTAACTTTGGTGGCCTGCCGAATTTGCTTCATGAATTCCTGCAAGTCGTGTCGGGCGCGGCTGATATTCCGGTAAGCCGCATGATGGGCAGTTCTAGCGGGCGTGCGATGTCGGGCGGTGGTTCGGCAACAGGCGGCGGTGCCGACACCGACACACGCAATTACTTCGACCGCATCAGTTCTAAACAAAAGACTGACTACTCGCCGCGTATGGCGCCGTTGGACGAGGTATTGGTGAGGTCGGCAACGGGGGCTTACGACGACAGCATTCATTATGACTGGAATCCGTTGTGGCAGACTACCGACAGTGAGAAGGCCGACATTGCTACCAAGAAGGTGGCGATGATGAAGGTTGAAATTGAGATGGGCCTGATCAACGAAGACGTGTTGCGTGCGATACACGTCAATCAATTGACGGAAGACGGCACCTATCCCGGTTTGGAAAACGCCATCGATGAATTCGGCGCCGAACCGGCAGAGCCGGACGTCCAGGAGATGTGGTCGCGGTTGGCGAGCGCTATGCCCCCTGCGGTAGCGGGGCCGCCCTTACCGAAACAGTTGGGCGCGCCGGTTGAGGCTGTTACGAAAGACGGCAAACCAGAGCGCGGCAATAAAGAATTGAAACCGTTCGCTCTCGCCATCCTCGGCTTCCTGTTAGGTGCGGCAATAGTTTCGGCCGTTCCTTATTCCCGCGCCAGCAGCGGACAGATTATTCAGCGGCCTTTGACTAGCGAAGTGTGGACGTGACCACGCGGTCTTCCGATCTGATGGTTACTGCGCCACAGCCAGCCCGCGATTGGAAGATACAATTTTATATTCCCTTTCGTTCAAACGCCGATCTTTCTTCCGGTAAGCCGTGGCCGTCCGGCGGTGCAGCGCCGTTCTTCACCGAAGCCGGGTACGATGTTCAACAATAGGAGGCTCTGATGAGTCTTGCAGGCTTGCTCTTAGGCGTCATTAACATTGCAATCGTTGTCGCGGTTCTGGTTCTCATCGGGCTGGTGATCATGTGGTTCATGAGCTGGATGGGGCTTGCCGTGCCAGACCAGGTCAAGAAAGTTTACATGATTATCGTTGCGTTGATCGGCTTGTATATGCTGGTCGCGTTGATGTTTGGGCTGCCCAGCATCGGGCCTATTCATGGCGGTGGATTGTTACGTTGAACACACTTAAATGGATTGCGTGGGTTGCCAGTCATCCTGTCTATGCGTTCTATTGGCATATGACCGGCGAACCTTATAGCGCGCGTAATCGGTGACCCTGTTAGCACATTGTCTCTGCGGCCCGCGGCGCGCCCCTAACCCACGTCGCGGTTGCGGATGCGCGCCAGTCGGTCAGGCTCTCGCGGCTTGATCCGACTGACACGCTGCCATTGCGTCGAAAGTTTTCCAACGACATGGATAGGAGGTGGTCATCGCTTCGTAAGTTGGTGGTCGAGGCCGTCTCCGCACACGACATACTTGGCGTCGGAGGTCCCACGGTCTCGACCATTTTACATAAGGCGCATCAGGTACAGAACCCAAGGTTGCCGCAGTCGGACAAGGTGATTGGCTTTCAGAATTGGATAGACGAAGCCTTGCGGCAGGTCGTCGGGGACAAATGGGTTGCTGGATATATTGAGCAAGCGTGGAACGCGGCGGAAGTTCGGGCGGCGGGGTTGGTGGGCGAGGCAACGGTTAAAAAAGATCGCCTCCAATCCCTCATCTCACTTACACAAACCGAACTTCAAGGCGTCTGCGAGGCCGTCAGCCAGCAAGCCGTAAGGGCCGCGACCAATGGCATTCTATTACGCCAGCGCCCCAACAAGATTGCCAGGGAAATTGTCGGCAGGATCAATGCAATCGGCAAGGTACGCGGGCGGTTAATTGTGCAGACGATGGTGGTCAGGACATTTAGCAGCGCCACGCTGGATGCGTTCAGGGCAAGAGGGATCAAGCAAGTAGGCACCAAGGCCGAGCGGTTGCGAGTAGCCAAGGGGATGCATGGCTTGCATTTGATGAAGGACGCTGTTCTTCAAGACATGCCTAAAGGCCCCGGCTCACGCACCAAGCAAAGCACGCCGTCTGCTTTCAACAATCGGTCGTATCGAGAATGTGCAATCCAGTTTGGAAGGATTGGGCGAGGTAGATGTTTTGACGGCAGGTGATGATGACGTATGTCCTGAGTGTCAGGACATAAGTGACAGCGGGCCGTATGACATCGATGAGGCCGAGAGTTTAATTCCAGCTCACCCGAATTGCTTACCTGCGGACTCGCTCGTACTTGCGCGTGATGGTGTTCTTGCCAGCAGTGAACGGTGGTATGCAGGACAGCTTGTCGTCATTAAGACTGCCTCCGGTCGTTTCCTCTCCTGCACCCCAAACCACCCGGTATTGACAGACCGAGGATGGCTTGCTGCGAATTTGATTGACGTAGGAAATAACGTAGTCAGCGACGGCGGGTGTGAGTGGGAAACTTCTACCACGACTTCCGCTGATAACAATTATAAGAACGTGCCAACCCGCATTCATGATGTAGCGCGTTCGTTTCTCAAATCGTCGCAAGTGCGTACCGCCAAAGTGCCAACCACCAGCCCAGACTTCCACGGCGACGGGATGCAAGGCGAGGTCGCAGTTATACGGACCAATTGCGAGTTGCGGCACAGGCCAATGCCCGCGCTTTTGCAGCATCCGCATAAGTTTGGTTTCATATTTAGAAACATTATTTTGAATATTGGCTTGAGTTTTGGATCGTTTGAGAAGATGGTCTATAGTTTGTGGTCTACCACGAGTGGCATCGTGCGCCGCTTTAAGTTGTTGCTTTCGTTTGCTTGCGCTCATTTGTTTCCACTTGAGCGTTTCGGCTTCGCTGGCGGATCGACGTTTGATTCCATTCTCGTTAAAAATTCTAGTAATGACATTACGGCCAATATTCATAGCATCAGAGACAGCTTTTTCAGACATGCCGCTTTTGTAGAGACCAATAATCTTTTTGGTGTTGCGGCGAAAAATATCGGACTTGGTTTCATAAGCATCGCCAAGTATTCGTTCGATGGGCTTTCGCCCGATGCCATACTTGCGCATAAGATCAGGAACGGTGAGACCGGACCTGTGTTCCTTGATCAAGTCGTCTGCGCGGTTAAAGTCGATTTTTCCGGGCATGTCTATAACCTCCAAACGCCGGGTGGGTACTATTCGGCAGGTGGCATTATAACACACAATTGCCGTTGCGCCTTCGTGCCGACAAGCGACGGACGTTTTGCTGAAGTTGAATAAGGACTAACGACCATGCAGCTCACCGACACCTTTACCCTCGACGGCGTTAAGCGTACCGCAGACGGCTACCTTGCCGCCTACGCGCGCGTGGCCCGCACGGGGATTCAAATATACAAAGGCAAGGAGTTGGGCCGCCCCGATCTAGGCGATGTTGCGGTTTACCGCCCGGCCAGTGAGGTGTTTTGATAAGGCTGCACTCAAATCATTTGCTCACCGACCCATTACGCTGACGCACCCCACCGAAACGGTTGATGCACAGAACTGGAAGAAGTACGCGGTTGGCCATACCGGGGAGGACGTGGTGCGCGACGGCGAGTCGGTACGTGTACCGATGCTCTTGATGGACGCCGCCGCGATCAACGCCTATGAAAAAGACGGCGTCAAAGAACTTTCGATGGGCTACAGCACCGACCTTAAGTGGAAGAAGGGCGTCACCAAAGACGGCGAGGCTTACGACGCAATCCAAACCGCAATCCGAGGTAACCATCTGGCGATGGTGCCCGTGGCAAGAGGCGGCGAGACTTTGCGGATTGGCGACGAGTTTGCCGGTCTAGTTGCTCGCATTCAAAAGTTGGAAGACGACGCCGGTCTCGATGAGTGTCCCAAGTGTGGGGCTGGCGTCGAAGAAACCGACGACACATGTCCGTCCTGCGGCTATGACATGCTTAACGATCCGGATAATTTGGAGGATAGCGCGGCCACGGCCGATGGCAGCGTAAAAAATGTCGACAAGGCCAAAACTACTGATGCCGGCAAGTCCGGCGCTAAAAAGAAAGGACTACACATGCGCACTATTACGCTCGACGGCGTGCCGGTCGACGTGGAAGATCGTGACGCCGCGGTTATCCAGGCTCATCTGACCAAATTGCACGACAAGATCAGCGACCTTAAGGAAAAGAAAGCCAAGGTCGAAGCCGATAAGGAAGAGGCCGACAAAGAGGACAACAAGACTCAAGACGGTCTCAAGAAGACGATTGACGCGCAGACCGCCGAGATCGCCACGCTTAAGAAGCAGGTTACTGATGCGCAGATCACGCCGGCACAGCTTGACCAACTGGTCAAGGATCGTTCCGACGCTGCGGTCAAGGCCAAGAAGGTGCTCGGCGATAGGCTCGTAACCGATGGCAAGACCGTCGAGGACATGCAGCGCCAGGTTGTCGATGCCTACATGGGAGACGCAGCCAAGGCGTGGACCAAGGAACAGGTGCAGGCCTCGTTCAATACCATCACCGCTGACGGCAAGAAGATTGCCAGCGGCAATAACCAACTGCGCGATGCCATCAAGTATCAGGGTGACAACGGCGGCGCCAGCGATCAGACGGACGTGCGCGATGCCGCTTTCGCTGAATACGAAAAGCGGCAGAGTGAGGCCTGGCGCACCAAGCCCGGCCAAGCCAAGCAGTAATCAGAAACGAAAGGAGATTATTCTATGCTTACACCGAATCCGGTCCAGAGCACCTACACCCGATATCAGCAAGTCGGTTCAGTCGGTATGCCTGCGACCATGTCTGGGTGGGATATTGACACCCGTATTGCCGTGGACATCTCGTCCCCGGCTACCGGCATTGGCTTCGGCCTTGCCGTTTCGCAAAGCAATGCAACTGACCGGGGCGCTTGCATCGGTGAATTGAGCGGCGGCGTATTTGTCGGCATTACCTGTGCCGCCGTTACACTACCGAACGTCACCACCGGTTTCACGGATATCTACGAGAACGGCAGCAATATGCCGGTCATGATCCGTGGCGATATCTGGGTCAATGCCGTCGGCACGGTTGCCGCAGGCGGCGCAGTCTACATGAACACAGTGACTGGGGAGCTTGGTCCCAGCGGTATCGCCAACGCCGAACTCATTGCCGGTACGGTCTGGATGACCAGTGCACCTGCAGCGGCGACGGATTTGATGAAAACAGAAGTTGGCACCTTGGCAGTCGTTCGCCTCGGCACGCCGATTGTCTCGTAATCCAACGCCATAAAGGAGAAAGATAGTTATGCGACTTAACATGCAAGATTCTCAACAGGCGTTGGGATTCCTGGTTGCGCAGACATCCGCCATTGAGGCGGAGGTGTATAAAATCCAATACCCGGAAATTATATACCAGCAGCTTATCCCTATCGATTCGACCGCAAATGAGTGGGCGAAGTCGGTAACTTACTTCAGTCTCGACAAGGTTGGCCGGGCTGATTGGTTCGATGGCATGGCGACTGACATGCGTATCGCCGACGTCAACCGTGCCAAATACGAACAGGGTATCGAGATGGCCGGAATTGGCTATCGCTACACCCTGGAAGAACTCGGTCAGGCCATGATGATCCCCGGCCTGAACTTGACCACCGAACGCGCTGACTCGGCTCGTTACGCCTATGAAAGCTTCATGGATCGCCTTGCCTACTTCGGCAGCAAGGCCAAGGGCTTCACCGGGCTGTTCAATAACACTAATGTCACTATCATTAGTGCGATTGCCGATGGTACAGCGGCTTCTGCATTGTGGTCTGCAAAGACCGCCGACCAGATCGTTCGCGATGTCAACTCTGCGTTGTCGACCGTTTACGAAGGGTCGAATACCGTGGAAATCGCTGACACCCTCTTTGTTGCCGATTGATGCAATGACGACGCTGGCGACTACCACGCATCCCCAACACGCCGATCAGCGCGTTGGAATATCTGACGAACCACAACCAGTACACGCACCAAACCAACATTCCGCTTATGATTCGCGGCGTGCTTGGTCTCGGTACTGCCGCTGCCAATGGCGGCGGGCGCATGGTTGCGTATCGTCGTGATCCGCGTGTTGTGAAGTTGCACGTGCCGATGATTCATCGGTTCATGCCGGTCTGGCAGACCGGGCCGATCACGTTCGACATCCCCGGCATCTTCCGTACCGGTGGTGTTGAGATCAGGCGTCCCGGCGCGTTCGTCTACGTTGACGGCATTACTCCGGCATCGCCCGCGACGCCGTAAACTAATAGGGAGGAGAAAATGGCAAAATACGATATTACGAACCCAACTTCGGCTCGCCGGGTTATTTATGATGGCACTGCGGATCAACGCAGGGTCGTTGTAGAGCCCGGCGAAACCAAGTTGGGTGTTTTGTTGTCTGAAGACATCGCGGCAAACTACGGCGATGGGTTGGATGGGGATCGGGAGAGATTTGTGGGTTAAGAAGACAGCAGATGTCGAACGACCGAAGATGCATCTGTCGTCTGTAGCAAAGAAGGATAATGCTACGTGACTTCTGGATCACGCTTAAATGGCTAGTCGTTTTTGGGTCGGCGGCACCGGCACATGGGATGCGTCCACCACGACGCATTGGTCGGCGACGACCGGCGGCGCGGGCGGCGTCTCTGTGCCCGGGGTGGCGGATACAGTCACCTTCGATGCTAATTCCGGCGGTGGGACAGTTACCCCGAGCGTGGACATTGCCGTTTCCACAATCACATGCGGCGCATTCACCGGAACGCTCGATTGGAGCATCAATAATAACAACGTCACTTGTTCATCATTCTCCGGGTCCGGCACGGGCGTCAGAAACGATAAAACTCGGAATTGGGACGTGGACGATTACTCTCGCGACGACCGGCATATTGTGGAATATGTCAACAACAACCAATCTGACTTTTGATGCGGGATCGTCGCTTATCGTTGCTTCCGGTGGTGGGACATCCGCCAGCCTAACTTTCGCTGGCGGGGGCCTGACCTATCATTCCCTTGAATTTGCGATGACCGACAGTGCCGGTAAAGGTTCGCATCTAATCACCGGGAGCAACACATTTAATTCTCTGATTATTGATGCGCCAAATGTCGTGTCATGGATCGGCTTAGCGCAAACGGTCACAAACTTTACTG